TCTCATGGCACTATCCTAGATGATCTTAGTTATCTAGGACAGCCCCTTTTGTTTTTCCTCCGGCCTTATCACCAACCCTCATCCATCTCGCTGGCTTAATCCGCCAAAAAAGCAATCCATCTTCATAACGAAACAACTCAGACGCTTTCATGGCGCATCTCCATTTTTTCTTTACATTCCATGTAGACTGCCTGGACGTTTTGTTGCAGCTTCATCCCAGCTGTGCGCTTGTATGCATCTGCGAAGATGCGCTTAAGGTCATCCATGGTCTCAGCCCTCGCCATATCGTCACAAAGAGCCTGAACATGCTCGATGATTTCCTGCTGGCGCTTCCGCTCGTCTTCACGGATATCTTCCTCTGACTTATGCGGCATCAATGGCTCCTGGTGCATGCCTTCACCTTCATTGAGCAGGTGGATTGCATTATCCAGACGTTGCGCCTTAGGCCAGTATTTAGAAGCTCGCTTGACAATGGTCTTACGCGCCATTTCTTCCCAGAACGTCTTCCATGGGCCGTTCTTTGCCTTACTGGTAGCTTCCACCGCCTTGATTTCTGTCAGGCTCATTTCCTCCGTCAGGTAGTCACCGTCAGCGGTCTTAACCGTGCAATAACCACCGACAACCTCACCACGCTCACCAAACGCGTTGTATTTGTGCGTAGGAGCGCTATCAAGGCCATTTGATTCATAGGTGTCAGCTGAGTACACCAGTTTGCACTGACCCCACTTAATGGAGCCTGTAGACTGCGCAAGGTGCAGCAACCCCATGTAGCTGATATCGAGGCACACCATTCCGTCGCGAGGCACCAGATAAGCTAGCTTGCTTGCAGGGTTCAACGTAATGCCAATGGCTGCCACGTTGATGATCGCGTTCTGCGCGCTGGTAGGATTGGACAGGGCTGTTTTGACGAGGAAGTCATTCTTCTGGAAATACTGAATTGCGAACTGGCTTTCCTTTGCCCAGTTAACTGTCTGCTCAGTTAACGCTCCGCAGAATAGCTGCTCCTGCTGCTTAACAAACTCAACGATATTGCTCATGCTGCATCCTCGAATGTATGACGGCGCAGGAATATGCCGATTGCATACTCAACCTCCACGCGCGGCCTGAATATGTCCCACATAACCTCGCCGGCGAATTCCTGATAGTTGCAGTCGTCTTCGCCAAGCCACTCAACAGCTGCTTTCGTGTGGTCGTCTGGTTTATGTGACTCGAGCATGTTGAGCACCGGACGCATGTTCGCGCACAGCATCTCAGTCTGCTTATCAATTTTCGCGTGGTCTTCATCGCTTAGATGCGCGATGATTTGCTTAATCTCTGTTTTGTCTGTCATCGTCAGGCGCATCTTCTGCATCCTCTTTCTGCTGTTTCAACATGTCCTGCATAAGGTGGACAAAAGCATCTTCTGACCAGGTATCTGCAATGCTCATGATTTTCGGTACCACGGCATGTTTATTGCGGTCTTCATGGCCTCATGAGCCTCTTGCCACATGCGACCATCACCGAGATAGCGAGCGATAACCGCTTTGCTCTGCGCTGCTTTGAGCGCGCTGTGATTTACTGCTGAGTTCCGCATAACGCCTCCAGTGACTTTCTGGCGGCCTCAATGGCCTGTTTAATGATTCGGTCGAGTTGTGTTTCAGAATGGCGGCCAGCAATAGGCCACCCTGCAATGGCTAATTGCATGGCGTGCTCCTGTGTTTGTAATTGGCATATCAAAAACACCTCGTGAGAAGTGCTATGGATATGCAGTTAAAAAAATGGCCTCACGAAGAGGCCAAGATGACAACAAGGGGTATTTAATCAGAACATCACCTATCGTCTCCTTTAGATGATGTGGTGCGGTATTACACCCAATAGCTAACTCAGAGAATTAGCTATCAGCTGCTATTCGCGCTCCTTCAACATTGCATCTGCGATAATGTAAGCCGCCTTAGCTGCCACTTTGTCATCACCGTCCATGGTTCTGAGTGGTGTACCATCTGAGATTGCACCTGTGATAAAAGCCTGCATTGCCTTTGCAGCGAAGTAATCGCGCAGGGTCATACCGCAAGAATCAAGTGAAGAGCCTCCATTGCCACTTGATTCCTTATTTGGAAAAGCTGGTCCGCCTGTATGTTTCATATTCACCTCTGTGGCTTGCTGCCAAAAGAAGGCCGACTATGCGGCATGTGCGTTAGATACTTCTGCAAGAGATTTCGTGACGTCTATTAAAGACCTACCTTTAATTTTCAATCCAAATCTCTTTTTCATTATTTCTTTAGCATCACATATACGCATATGTCCGGTAGAAAGTAATGATGAAAGACCATTCGATACATCAATGACACTTTCGCATTCGTCTGCCGTTAAATTCCATGTACCAACAAAATCGTCGGGTAATTTCTGATCTAATTGACGCAACCAAACGGAAGTTCCAGCTGCTGTCTCATTCACGCTAAATACTACAAACCTTTTTTCAGACAGCGCGTACCTATATACTCCGCCAACTTTGTATTTCATGGTGCACCTCAAATAAGTGGCTTACTGCTCAGCTTCATGCGCTGAGTGGCATGGATTTTATTCCCGAGCGGGTTAGCGTCCCGGTAGTAGATGCGATTCTGCTTAACCGCGGTTACTTCAACCTCCTTCTGACGCGTTCCGGCAAGCGAAATGGCTTTGGTTACGCGCTCACTACAGCCTTCCGACAGCCGTGAAAATGCACGGTCAATCTTTTTACAGTAGGCTTTTATCTCTTTGTGCTGACGAGAACGTTCGAGTTTACGAATCTCTCTGGCTTTCATTGGATACCTCCGATGATTGACTTTGGTACTGGCGACTCAAACTGAATTGAGTCAGGCCGTTATCGCCAGGCGAATCGCCTCTAGCTGATAGCCGTCTGCCAGTCCAAAGCCAACTGCTCTTTGGCGGGGACGAATCATCCCCATGTCATCTTGTTAAAGAGCCTGCCAATCAGTTCCGTTTGGCTACCAGCGTCCTGCTGATGGCTTAAAATTACAAGAAAGATTGTATGTTGTAAACAAGAAATATTGTATTTGAAGGCGAAAAAAACAAACTCCGTTGTTTTATAACGGAAAATAGTTTGTTTTTAATTTGATAAGATCTGTGATGGGCTACTTTTCGCAGTTGCCAGATACAACTCCGACGAATGCTTTAGTTGAGGTTAGCTTTTGAAATCCTGGGATGTTCATTACTTTGGAATACATAACCCTTTTGTCTGTTGTGACAGACCATGTTTCCACCGTTATTCCGCCACCTGACTGATAGCTTCCCACTATTGTGCTGTCGGTCAGGGCTACATATGACATGTCTGATACGGCAGATCCGTCAAGATTAGTAACTGATGCCTTTTCACCATCAATCCGCAATTTGAACGCTGACCCAGAAACTGAGTCATCAATAAAATCATATCCATCCTGACTAAATGCAGATTTACCCTTGAGGCCAGATACAATCCAACAGTCAGCATAAGAGGCGAGAGGAATCGACATAATGGAGATTGCCAACACTATGCGCTTCATATGAACTTCACCCTTGCCTCAACCACAACACCGATGATCTTGCAGTTGCCATTAATAGGCATCATAGGCCATGAAGGGTTGAGTCCTTTTAGGTATTTCTGTCCGCCGTCAATTACCAACTTCTTAAATGTCGCCTCGTTCGCATCAAGAAGCTTTGCTACAACCAGGCTACCGTTTGCTGCTTCCCTGCCGGTATCAACCAAGACAATGTGACCTTCTGGAATACTCGGTCCAACCGGAGACGTCATAGAGTCACCCTCTACACGCAGCCAGAATCCATCACCAAGCATATGAATATCACTGTCGTACCATTCCTCAATATCTTTGAGATTGTACGGCTCACAAGCTTCTGACCACGCGCCAGCGCTAACTAAGCTAATCAATGGATATTTTCCTTTAGGTTCGTTGGGCCCAACATAAGTTATGTTTGAATCTGGCGAACCTTTCAATAACCAATCGACGCTAACTCCGAGAGCTGAAGCGAGTTCCGGTAAAAATCTTGGTCGCTTGGTCTTTCCATTTTCCAGTTGTTCAATTGATTGCTGAGAAGTCCCAATCTTCTGCGCAAGCTCAGCCTGGTTAAGACCAAGCTGGATTCTTTTGCTTTTTACCCTGGAAGAAATACTCATAAACCACCTCTGTAATTTCCTCCAATGGTTACAAGAAATCCTGTAATTGACAAACAAGATAGTTTGTATGAGAATACAAGAAAGTTTGTTGAAGGAGGCGATATGCAAACTCTGTCAGAACGCCTCAAAAAGAAACGAGTTCAGTTGAAGATGACTCAGACTGAGCTGGCTAACAAAGCAGGCGTAAAGCAACAGTCAATTCAGCTTATCGAGGCTGGAGTAACCAAGCGCCCACGTTTCTTGTTTGAGATTGCGATGGCTCTTAACTGTGATCCTGTGTGGTTACAGTACGGAACCAAAAGCGGCAAAGCCGCTTAAGTAACACTGCTCTTTAACACTTCTGGCCAGGGATGTTTCGTCCCTACAACCAACGCATCAACGGATGCGTATTTACCTATTAACTAAGGAATATATTCACATATGGAACACGCAAACAAACGCAACGAGGCAATGCGCATTGAAAGTGCCTTGCTTAACAAGATCGCCCTGATTGGAACAGAGAAAACAGCAGCGGCCGTGGGTGTCGATAAAGCACAAATTAGCCGGTGGAAGCGAGACTGGATTCCGAAGTTCTCAATGCTTCTGGCAGTGCTTGAATGGGGAGTTGATGATGATGAGATGGCGAGACTTGCACAGCAGGTGGCGTCGATTCTCACAAAAGAAAAACCCCAAACGAGCGGTAACTCGTTTAGGGCTTAAGCACACTGTGTTACGCCAAGTAACAGGAGTAATTATGACAAAACCACTCAGTCCTTACCAGGACAAAATGCACAAAAACATACTACGTGATCGCTTCCTGTCCAGCTTCAAGCAGCCTGGTCGATTTCGGGCTGAGTTGGAGAAAGTGAAGCTGATGCAGAAGGAGAAAGGTCATGAGTAATCTCGCAACCGTAACACCTATAAAGCCTCACCTTGAGGTTGTGGAGCATCGCGTGGCAGATACCGAAGATGGCTTCATGCGCGTTGCTAACGAGCTTACAGACAGCTTACTGATGGCTGATTTAACCGCCCGGCAGTTGAAGGTAATGCTCGCTATCATGCGCAAGACATACGGATTCAATAAGCCAATGGACAGGCTCACAAACACGCAGATAGCAGCAATGACCGGTATTCATCACACGCATATCTGCGCCGCAAAACGTCAGCTGATTGAGCGAAAGTTTCTCATTGCAGACGGGGTTAGAATTGGCGTTAACAAGGTGGTCTCAGAGTGGATTAGCCAAGACAGCTTAACATTAGCTAAGACGGCTAATAAAACATTAGCCAAGTCAGCTAATCGGTATAAGCCAACTCAGCTAAACACAAAAGACAATATTCAAAAGACAATAAATACAAATACCCCCTTACCCCCTAAAGGGGGATGTGCTGATGGTTCTAAACCTGAAAAGCGAAAGACCGTTCGCATCAACTACAACGAGTATCTTGAAGCCTACAACGAAATCGTGGGTGACAGATTACCTCACGCTGTAGAGGCCAACGCAGAGCGTCAGCGCAAACTCAAGAAGCTGATTAACTCTCTCGCTACCAAAAACATCGACGGCTACCGGGCATACGTGAAAGCGTTCATGAACGCTGCAAGACCATTCCACTTTGGTGATAACGACCGTGGCTGGGTGGCGACGTTTGATTACCTGCTGCAACCGAAAGTATTAACCGCAATTCGTGAGGGAACACTATGAGACAGGATATCGAGGCCAGTGTTATCGGCGGATTACTCCTGGGAGGGTTAACGCCGGCAGCCGGCGACGTTCTGGCGACGCTTGAACCTGAAGCATTCTCCATCCCGCTCTACCGGAAAGCGTTTGAGGTTATCTGCAAGCAAGCTCGCAACCGTAACCTGATTGACGCACTGATGGTCGCTGAGGAATGTGGAGATGAACATGCTACCGACGTGATGATGACTGCGCGGTCGTGTCCGAGTGCCGCAAACCTGAAAGGCTACGCCAGCATGGTTGCTGATAACTACCACCGTCGACTGGTGCTGCAACTGATAAGCGAGATGCGAGACCCTATCGAGAACGGAACCATCGACGCATCAGGGCAGGCCATGGACGAACTGGTAAAGCGCCTGTCAGCCATCAGAAAGCCGCGTGACGAGATTAAGCCTGTTCACCTTGGCGATATCATCACCGACTACACAGAGACGCTTGATAAGCGCCTGCGCAACGGTGAAGAGTCAGACAACCTGAAGACCGGCATAGATGAGCTTGATGCAATCCTAGGTGGGATTAACGCCGAAGACCTGATCATCGTTGCAGCGCGACCGGGAATGGGAAAAACGGAGTTCTCGCTCAAACTGGCAGAAAGTGTCGCAAGCAGGACATTGCCTAACTCAGAGCAAAAGCGCGGGGTGCTGATTTTCTCGATGGAGATGAGCGCATTGCAGATTGCCGAGCGAAGTATTGCCGGAGCCGGGATGATGTCTGTTAGCTCTCTGAGAAACCCAACGCACATGAACGACGAGGCGTGGGGAAGGGTAGCTGAAGGGATGAAACGCCTTGCTGACCTCGATGTGTGGGTTGTCGATGCATGTCGACTTTCGGTTGAGGAAATCAGGTCGATCGCAGAACGCCTGAAGCAGGAGAATCCACACCTTTCTCTCATCATGGCTGACTACCTAGGCCTCATTCAGAAGCCAAAAGCAGAACGAAACGACCTGGCTATTGCTCACATCTCCGGAAGCCTGAAGGCTATGGCGAAGGAGCTTAAAACCCCTGTTGTATCGCTCAGCCAGTTATCTCGCGAAGTCGAGAAGAGACCAAACAAACGGCCAACCAACGCAGACCTGCGCGACTCAGGCAGTATTGAGCAGGATGCAGACTCAATCATCATGCTGTATCGCGAGGCTGTGTATGACGAAAACAGCCAGGCCGCACCATACGCAGAAATCATCGTGACGAAAAACCGCTTTGGCTCCCTTGGCACTGTGTACCAGGGATTCAGAAACGGTCACTTTGTTGGATGCGACCAGACCGAGGCCAGAGCGAAATGCACAGCTGCAAGCCAGCCCCAACAAAAAGGCCGGCGATACTCAGGAGCCGATGTATGAACACACGAGACAAAATACTCAACCACCTTGAAACAAACATTCCCACCTCAGCAGCACAGTTAGCAAAACTCTTCGAATGCCACAAATCACACATAAACATCTTGCTTCATGACCTCGTTAAAGACGTTCTGATTGAGGTTGAGCGCGTGACGAAGGGAGCTAACTTCTACCGCCTCACAGAGCTTCACAAGCAGCGCACGGAATCAATTCTCCGCTACATCGAAGAGCATGAGACAGGAATGGCAGTGGATATTGCTAAAGCAACAGGCCTGGACAAGAAGCTCGTAACCAAGATGCTCAAGTGCATGGCTGCCAAAGGTGAGCTTCATCGGGACTGGTGCCACAAGAACGCATGGGTATACAGCAAAAAGCCGGTAGGAAACTTCGGTGGAGCTAACCCACTCACTGCATTTATCAACCAGAGATTGAGAGAGGTGCGAAGTGTTTAAGCGAGGTCAGCTAGTCGGCTCACCATCAGGAGAATTGTTTGGCCTGGTTACGGAGATGCCAGAAATACACCCGAATGTAGTTCGTGTGAGGCTATTAAACGGCAAATCATCCGGACTAGAAGGATATGTGTACGCCGATACTATCAAACTCATCGGCAATAACTACAAGCCCAAAACTAACACCCCAGCACGCTGATGGAGAGTAATGATGAACGAGAAACAAATAATTGCGCAGTTAGCAGAGAAGTCACGAATCGCAGCCTCATGGGCTAAGCAGGTTCATGAACATTGCGTGCAAATGAATGCAGCGCAGCGAGAACTCGACAAAGTTCAGGCTGAAATACTGAAACTGGCAGAGTCACTGGGGTGATGGAGGGGAATATGGACGAATCAAGAAAGGCTTTCGAATCATGGATTGCAGATATGACAAATTCAGATTTGCACAGAGGAATAATGCTAGACAGGCGTGAGAGTGGCGGGTACAGCCATCTTGCAACCGAAAACAAATGGGAGGCATGGCAGGCATCTCGCGCAGCTATCGAGATTGAGTTGCCTATTCCAGCATATTCCAGACCGGATATTCAGGCTGCCACGATGCATAGAGTGAATTTATGCAAGGATTCCATCCGCGCCGCTGGAATCAAAGTGAAGGAGTGAGTATGACCTTTGACAAATACTGGCTTATCGGTCGGCTCACCATTGGTTTTGGCGTCTCAACGGAGCTATGGCATACGACGAGAAAGAACGACAGCAAAGTGGTTAATTTTATCCACTTTGGATATGTACCTGACGTTCTTCCAGATAAGAAATGCACTTCAACATTGCTAGTCCTGACAATCATGTGGTTAACAATGAAAATTGGCATCATGAGGATTCGCCATGAAACAGACGATATTTCTCAGGAGTAAGCAGCAACAGCAGTCAGCAATAAACGCCATCCTTGCAATACCCCTCGACGAAAAGTCACCACACGAAGTCCACATCAAAGAGCCAAAGAGAACCAAAGCGCAGAACGACCGTTTATGGCCGATGCTGCATGACGTTTCTCAGCAGGTGCTCTGGCATGGAAATCGTTACGACGAAGCAGACTGGAAAGACATCTTCACCGCGCTATGGCTGAAGACTAAAAAACAGAATCAGAGAAGTGCGCCGGGCATTGATGGCGGAGTGGTTATGTTCGGCGTACGCACCAGCAAGATGCGGAAAGCCAGCATGACAGAGCTAATCGAAATCATGTTCTGGTTTGGGTCAGAGCGAAACGTAAAGTGGAGTGATGATTCTCGTAGAGAGCTGGAGTTCAACAAGCGATTCGGAGATGCGGCATGATCCGATGTGACAGATGCGGAGAGAGGAAAGACGATAAGAGATTCCGTCCAGATCAACCTTACTGGAATCGATGGTGCATGCGGTGCGAAAGGTCACCAGTAGGCGATTTCCCACTACCGGAGACAAAGGAGGATGTGTGGCAAGACTCACATGGTTCCATCACTTAAATCTCACCAACGAAGAAGCCAACCAGTTAATCACCGCCTACCAATCCCGCAACGTAAAAACTCAACGAACGCTAAGCGCAGACCCCAGGTTATGGGTGGTTTCCGCATTGCTTCCAGAGTACGCCAGCGAGCCAAAGGGTAGGAGTCAGTATCAGCAAAGAATCTGGAGTTAAATATGGACTATTCACAGTTATCAGATTTTGAAATTAACAAGCTGGTTGCCAATGCTACTGGAACGCAAGTTGAGGAAACCTACCAGTTCGTAAACGGCGGCGAAGACATTGCCGACCACATGAGCGGTATCGTGCTGATGCGTAAGATAACCAGCAATCGAAAGCACTGGAAGTTGTATGACCCATGCAACAACGCTTCGGATGCGTGGCCTATTATCCAAGACAATTTCATCAGCATTATCTTCGATGAGGACGTCAACGAACCTCCGCAAAATGCCTGGTGTAAGGCCATCACCAAAACAGGTGAGTCTCACTATGGTGGCGAGAAAGAACCGATCAAAACGGCAATGATAGCCTTCCTGATGAAGGTCAACAAATGCACCTTCTGCGATGGCAATGGATTCATTCAAATTGACCACGGGCAAGACATCGGTATTGAGCATAAAGCATGCCCTAAATGCGAAGGGAAATGCTATGTGCACCCTTAGCCAATCAGAAGCCCAATCATACGAGCAGCAGAGCATACGTCGAACGTTGTGCGCAGGCTGCACGAAAGAGCTAACACCAGAGGAAACCTATGCATGTTCTGAATGCGTGGATGAATGGCTGATTTATCGTGATCCGAACGGAGATATCTCAGATGGCAATATACCGGAGCAGTAAATGGCTTCAGGCAGTCAGGGAGATAGATTGCTGCGTTCTGTGTGGTCGTTATGGGGTTCAGGCTGCACACCGGAACGAAGGGAAGGGAATAGGACTGAAGGTTGATGACTGTTTAACGGCGGCGCTATGCGAACAATGCCATACGCGCATAGACAACGGAAAGGATATGACCCGGGAAGAACGCAGGGCTGAAATGGATAGAGCCATTGTCCTTACGCTTAAACAATTGGCGAATGGAGGGAGGTTATCTGTCAGATGAATAGATATCTTTTGCAGCTACCTTGGCCGCCATCCAATAACCGGTACTGGCGACACTCACGAGGCATCCACTACATAAGCGACTGGGGAAAGAGATACCGAAAAGAAGTAATCGAAATAATCAAGCAAAAACAGTTAGACATCAAAATCACACCTCGCATCAGAATCACCATCCACGCAGCACCCCCCGATAACCGCAAACGAGATTTGGACAATCTGCCCAAAGCCGTTTTTGACGCACTCACCAGTGCGGGCTTCTGGCTGGATGACGGCCAGATAGACGATATGCGCATTAAGCGCTGTCAGGCGATTAAAGGCGGAATGCTTGTGCTGGTAGTGACTGAGACATGCGGGAGCTTGCCAATGATTACAGAACTACTGGAGGCAGCATGACACCCACCATCAAATCTATACCAGAACACCTGGTAGATACCCGGGGAAACATCGCAGAAGTAGCACGGCGATTATCCTGCGACAGAAGCACGGTTAAGCGCTACGCACGGGATAACGAATGCAAGCACCACGCCATCGTTAACGGCGTTCTCATGGTTCATCAAGGCGGTAGAGGTAAAACATGTGCTCAGTAACCAACATCCAGCAAGTCAAATGGCAGCGTCATGCAGACATGGAGAAACTCAAGGATATTGATGCGCAGATTGCAGATGCGGAACGAGCTGTGAGTTTACTGGCAGAACGTCGCCGCGAGCTGATTAATCGCTTGGGGTTGAATAAACCAGACGGTCCGGAGGCTGCATAGATGGATATCAAAGACTCTCTTGAAAGGCTGAAGAAGGCTAACGAAGAAAATAAAACCCCCATCACCGTTAACAGAGGGCTTCTTAAGTCCGCGCTGATGGAAATCGAACTTCAGAGCAAATGTCACGGTGAATCATTCGCTACCAGAATGGTTGTTGCTCGACTTAAAGATGCCCTGGGGATAAAGCCATGAAACACACTCCGATATTCGGCATGGTCAACTTCATCGACGATGCTCATTTCCGCCGCGTATGGAAGCATCCAAAGAAAACCATCAACTCACGCCAGAAAGCATGGGTTCACTACATGCTACAGGTATGGGGCAAAGTCAACGCCGGTGATGATTCCCCTGGTGGTGCAATCAACGTTATCGGTCGCCTGATGATTCGTAGCCAGTGGAGTGATGACAAGGCCAAGCAGATTGAGTCTGTCGTCATGCGCCTTTACCAAGAGGATGGACTGCGTGGAGATGCGCTCTATCAGAAAGCTCGCGAACTGGTCATCCCTCAATCATCGTTCAGCAACATCATCGCTCTCGCCAAAGAATCCGATGATGCTGCTTTCGTTGAACGCGTGATGGTCAAGACGTTTCACCGAGAAAGCCCCGTCCGCGATGTAGCTATTAAGCGATATTGCAATCGCAATTGCACGCAAGATATCGCCAGGCTGATGAATGCAGTAACCGGAATGGATATCCAGTCGTGCAGGCGCAGGGTTGTCTGGTGCGAGAATGTGCTCGATTCAGAAATCTTTTATGCGATGAGGCGCGAAATTGAGAAGGAATTTCCACAGGCTGCATAATATTTAGGTAAATTGTCCTAAATAGCTTGCGCATGCGAAATGGAAGTAGTACATTTTGTGTATGCTCGGAGCAAAAGCGAACAGAGCAGCCAAACAAACAAGCCCTGAGTTAATAGCTCGGGGCTTTTTGCGTTTTAAACACAACGGAAAGCATCCTTTCATGCCCTGCTTAGGAGTGACACTAAGTATTCGGGAGAGTTGGCTTCCCGTTGTGGTGAATGCGCAGGCTGATGCGCTTACTAATTGCCGAATAGTCAGAGTGCCACAGGCTTAAGTGACTTGTTCTGACCGAGCCGGAGTTCAGCGCCGGCCACCACATACCTAACCTGATACATCAGGCAATCGGTCGAAAGACGCCGGATAAACGTAACCGGCAAATAACTGGGCGGGTGGTCATCATCCAAGACCGCAAGGCACCACCTTAACCCTCACGACCTTTCTGAAAGCGTCCTATCACCAATCACCAGAACACATCCAGATACCCTTGCACATTCGTGGCGACGGGGTAGGGCGCTGCCAAAAAAGAAAACCCAGCGATTGGCTGGGCTTCGTGAATATGGGTGGCAAGAGACTGCGTCAACAGCCTCTTGCCTGATTTGCCCGTGCGTTTACTCACGAACAAACCACGACACCGAAAATGTATCCTGGATTTGTTCTGATCACCATCATCCCTAATCCTAATTTGAACAAATCCTCCTGATGTTCTGGAGGTTGGAATGAAAAATATGGCAGACAAAGTAACCACTGCCGCTGCTTACACCACATCTGGGGCAACATTTCTGGCAGGGAGTATGTCATTAAATGAATGGCTGGCTCTCGGCGGTTTCGTTCTGGCAGTCTTTACGTTCGCCATAAATCTGCATTACCAACGAAAACGAGATCGCCGAGAAGAAAACGCTCTACGGATGCAGTACGGAGACCGGCGCAATGAGTCAAATAATCCCCCTGCTTAATTACGAAGAGGGTTATCGTGAGAAACCTTACATTGATACCGAAGGCTATCCGACAGTGGCTTGCGGTATCAAGATTGGCCCTAAGGGCGCTTCGTTAAGCAATTACACCTTCACCGTTCCGCGAGATGTTGGTGACGTATGGCTTGAGTCATTCGTCAAAACCACAATCAGCAAGATGAACGCAAACCCTTCCATTGTTGCTGCAATGAAATCCTGTAACCCGGCACGTCGAGACATCCTGATAAGCATGGCTTACCAGATGGGTGTTAATGGTCTGGCAGGATTCAAGAATACGCTCGCAATGATAGCGGCAGGAAACTATGCAGGCGCAGCCAACGGAATGCTATCAAGCCTGTGGGCTAAGCAAACACCTAATCGCGCTAAACGCCATGCCGAGGTGATGCGCACCGGTGAGATGACTGCATATGCGGGGCTGTTATGAAACCTCGACTCGTTGATGACTGGCGGCACTGGTGGCGATGGAATTCAACAAAAGTGATTCTGGCTCTGGGCGCTCTGCCGACTATCTGGTTTGAGCTTCCCCCTGAATGGAAAGCTGAAATCCCCTCAAGCTGGATGCGTGTCGGTGCGATTGTCCTGATGGTTGTTGGCGTTCTGTCGAGGATGACCCTACAGAAGCCACCAAAAGATAAGGGCGATGGGAAATGACAAACCTTATCGCATCAGGCTGGCAATACATCTTCGGCATTGCTGGGATCATCGTAGCTGTGCTGGCCGCATGGTTCACTGGTAAGAGCAAGGGAACAACAGAGGCCAAATCAAAGGCTGATGTTGAAACTGCTAACCAAACCGTGAAGCAGTCTCAAGCTGCCACCGATAAGCAGGCCTCAATCATTAAGGTTGCCAAAGATGCAGACCAAACGAATCAGTCTCTTTCTGATGACGCTGCTCGTGACCGCATGCGGAAATCAAAGTACCACGCCGACGATTAAGTACATCAACGTTGATTCAGCCTGCACAGCATTCGGGCCGATTATCACGCACGGCAAAGACCCTGACTTGATGGATGCAAGGACAGTAAAGGCGATCAACGCCCACAACGACAAGTGGGATTCATTATGCGAAAACGAGAGCGTGAAATAACGCTGCTCTACGGAATGTCATTCATACGCGATGACGTTCTTAACCACCCGCTACCAAAGCACTCAGCCAAAGACAGATTGATCACCTTCGTGCATTACGCGTTTGCATTCGCGTCTGTCATAACGCTGGCAGCCTCAACAATCATCCTGATTCTTTCGTTCATCCCCACCACGGGATAACAACCAACGGAGCCAACAATGGCAGACATTACCCAAATGACAGATGCACAGAAACTGAAGCTCGAAGTCTACCGCCTGGTGATGAATGACTCAGCCGCTACCGAAAAAGCCATTGAGTTTATCGCCGGCAACGAGCTGAACTTTGAGCTGTTCAAAGATGCATATGCCAAAACAGCCAATGAAACAACGGCTCTTGCTAAGACCGAGAAAGCAATCCGTGAAGCTAAGGAAGTGTTAGACCTTTTCGCATAAACCGTAAGGGGTATGAGATGGTTATCTATAAAGGCCGGGTTTATGGAATGCCTGGGCCCACAGGATCGCAAGGTCCAACAGGACCTCAAGGACCAACCGGCCCCGCAGGTGCTACTGGTGCAATAGGACCAGCTGGAGCTACCGGTGCCACTGGGTCAATTGGTCCCCAAGGCGTCGGCTTATCTCCTGGTACAGGTATAACCACTGCGGTAACGCTCGGAACCTCATTCCGGGCAACAGACACAACGAAGCCTCACTTCCTCTCTGTGATGATTGATGTTGCCTACTCAATAACACTGGCCGCAACGCTGGCTGATGTTGTCGAGCTATGGGTAGGCCCAGTATCAGTTGACGTTGCTTCAGGTAATACTGCAACAGCCAAGCGAGTTGCTTCATTCAGATCATCACTAACTGGCATAGCAGTATCTATAGGAATGGGCTCAGGTGACCGAGGTCAGTTAACCTGGCTTGTGCCTGCTGGCCATTACTGCGCAGTACGTAGAACAACAGGAACCACAGCAACCATCTCTGAAGTATTCATGCAGCCATTAACGTAAAGGAGTTAACCATGGCGATTAACACATCAATGCTAACGGTTGGCTCTGCATGGATTCAGGTAACTGACGGAACGCAGACTAAAACAGTTCAGGTGCTTTCTGGAGCCGTGCGCTTAGCGGATGCAACAACCAATCCGGGAAATGGCTTCTGGCAGGGTCATATGTTGACCGACAACGACGATAATTGGGCAACGATTACCCCTCCAACTATCGCCTGGATTCGAACCGCTTCAAATGACGGCGACTCAGCCGAAGTCTCTATCAGCTAAAGGAACAATCATGGCAATTACATCTATTCAGACAGCAACGGCTGGCTCTGTCGCTAACCTCGTCACTGTGGTTAAGGCGCATATCGCTGCATCGCGATTCCCGCAAGGCAGTCTACGTGGTGTGCATGCAACTATCAGTAAGACGGAATACTTCCAGGTTGTAGCAGCAGGCGGCACTACAGCAACGGATTACGACATCGTGGTAAGTCAGGATCGCGCTGATTTCACTATCAAGTGCAACGCGAAGATTACTGCTGGCTTCCTTCCTTTGGGTGACATGAGCGTTATTCAGATGGGTCCGGGTCGCACAGTAGAGTACGCACAAGCATTCACTAAGGCGTAATGAACTATGGCGACTGAGAGAAACAAAGGCGGTCGCCCTTCTGATTATCTACCAGAGGTAGCCGCCGACATATGCTCAAGGCTTTCTGATGGTGAAAGCATTCGTTCTATCTGCAAGCATCCTGGCATGCCAGCAAAGGCAACTATCTTTCGCTGGATAGCAGAACATTCCGAGTTTAGAGACCAATACGCGAAAGCTACTGAGAGCCGGGCTGATTCCATCTTTGAAGAAATGATGGATATCGCCGACACGGTAGTTGAAGAAAGCGCTGCGGTATCGAAGGCAAGACTACAAGTTGATACGCGAAAGTGGATCCTTTCACGAATGGCTCCAAAGAAATATGGCGACAAGATTACCAATGAGATAGTCGGCAAGGATGGCGGTGCTATCCAGATTGAAACCTCACCAATGAGTACGCTATTCGGAAAATGACAACGATTAACCCTATCTTCCAACCGTTCATCGAGGCGCATCGCTACAAAGTCGCCAAGGGCGGTCGAGGTAGCGGTAAGTCATGGGCAATAGCAAGATTACTTATAGAGGCAGCAAGGCGTCAGGCGGTTCGAATCCTATGCGCTCGTGAATTGCAGAACAGCATCAGTGACTCAGTAATCAGGTTGCTTGAGGACACAATAGAGCGTGAAGGCTATGCGGCTGAGTTCGAAATACAGCGCTCTATGATTCGACATCTTGGCACTAACGCTGAGTTCATGTTCTACGGCATCAAGAACAATCCAACTAAGATTAAATCCCTTGAAGGTATAGACATCTGTTGGGTGGAAGAGGCTGAGGCTGTAACGAAGGAATCATGGGATATCCTCATCCCAACAATCCGTAAGCCGCACTCTGAAATATGGGTGAGCTTCAACCCGAAGAACATTCTGGATGATACCTATCAGCGCTTTGTTGTTGACCATCCAGATGACATCTGCCTACTGACGGTTAACTACACCGACAACCCGCACTTTCCTGAGGTTCTTCGCCTGGAGATGGAAGAGTGCAAGCGGCGTAACCCTACTCTGTATCGTCACATCTGGCTAGGTGAGCCGGTAAGCGCAAGTGATATGGCAATCATCAGTCGTGAATGGCTGGAAGCGGCCACAGATGCGCACAAGCGCCTTGGATGGAAGGCGAGAGGTGCTGTTATCGCAGCTCACGACCCATCAGACACAGGGCCGGATGCCAAAGGATATGCAATGCGTCACGGCTCAGTGGTTAAGCGGATAGCTGAAGGCACGTTGATGGATGTCAATGAAGGAGCTGATTGGGCTGCCGATTTGGCAGTCGGTGACAACGCAGATCACTTCCTGTTTGACGGAGACGGATTAGGCGCCGGCCTGCGTCGGCAGATAACAGATTCGTTCAGTGGAAAGAAAGTTACCGTGACGATGTTCAAGGGTAGCGAATCGCCATTCGATGAGGATGCGCCATATCAGGCCGGAGCATGGGCTGACGAAGTGGTGCAGGGTGACAACATCCGAACTATCGGTGATGTATTCCGCAATAAGCGAGCGCAGTTCTATTACACGCTGGCTGACAGGCTTTACCTGACGTACCGGGCAGTAGAGCATGGTGAATACGCTGACCCTGACGAAATGCTGAGTTTCGACAAGGAAGCTATCGGCGAGAAGATGCTTGAGAAGTTATTCGCAGAACTCACACAGATACAACGCAAATTCAACGGTAACGGCAAGCTTGAGCTTATGACCAAGGTCGATATGAAGCAGAAGCTTGGAATTCCATCCCCTAACCTGGCAGACGCACTGATGATGTGCATGCACTGCCCGGCATTAGCTTCAGAAGAAACGGACATCTACGTTCCCTCATCCTCCGGTTGGTAAAAATGGCAGAGACATTAGAGAAAAAACATGAGCGCGTCATGCTCAGGTTTGACCGCGCCTATACGCCGCAGCAAGACGTGCGCGAAAAGTGCATTGAGGCTACGCGATTCGCTCGTGTCCCTGGCGGTCAATGGGAAGGAGCAACGGCAGCGGGAACCAAGCTTGATGACCAGTTCGAGAAGTACCCTAAGTTTGAGATTAACAAAGTAGCGACAGAGCTTAACCGCATCATAGCTGAGTATCGCAACAACCGTATCACTGTTAAGTTTCGCCCGGGCGACAAAGAGGCCAGCGAAGAGTTAGCGAACAAGCTGAATGGCCTGTTCCGAGCTGACTACGAAGAGACTGACGGTGGTGAAGCATGTGACAACGCATTCGACGATGCGGCGACAGGCGGCTTTGGTTGCTTCCGCTTAACCTCAATGCTGGTCAATGAATACGACCCGATGGATGAGCGTCAACGCATCGCTATCGAGCCTATCTACGACCCGTCACGCTCCGTCTGGTTCGACCCCGATGCGAAGAAGTATGACAAGTCAGACGCTATGTGGGCGTTCTGCATGTACTCACTCTCACCTGAGAAGTACGAGGCTGAGTATGGCAAGGCGCCTCCGTCATCGCTCGATGTAACGACAATGACAAGCTGGGAGTATGACTGGTTCGAGCCTGAAGTTGTGTACATCGCGAAATACTATGAAGTGCGCAAGGAGTCAGTCGACGTAATCAGTTATCGCCAGCCGCTAACTGGTGAGATTGCCACCTACGACAGCGACCAGATTGAAGACATTCAGGATGAGCTGGCTGTCGCAGGCTTCGAAGAGGTTGCGCGCCGTTCTGTTAAGCGTCGCAGAGTCTATGTCTCAGTGGTTGACGGTCAGAACTTCCTTGAGAAGCCGCGCCGTATTCCTGGTGAGCATATCCCGCTCATCCCGGTATATGGTAAGCGTTGGTTCATTGACGACATAGAGCGAGTAGAGGGGCACATTGCAAAAGCGATGGACCCACAGCGCCTATACAACCTTCAGGTTTCGATGTTGGCTGACACAGCTGCACAAGACCCAGGACAGATCCCTATCGTTGGCATGGAGCAGATACGAGGCCTTGAGAAGCATTGGGAAGCTCGAAACAAGAAACGTCCAGCATTCCTGCCATTGCGTGAAGTGAAGGATAAAGCCGGAAACATCATTGCAGGTGCAACGCCAGCAGGTTACACGCAGCCAGCAGTAATGAATCAGGCTCTGGCGGCATTACTTCAGCAGACCAGTGCTGACATTCAGGAAGTAACCGGTGGCAGCCAGGCAATGCAGCAGATGCCAAGCAACATTGCACAGGAGACAGTTAACAACCTGATGAGCCGCTCTGACATGGCATCGTTCATCTACCTGGACAACATGGCAAAGAGCCTGAAACGTGCAGGTGAGGTCTGGTTGTCCATGGCTCGTGAGGTTTACGGTTCAGATCGCGAGGTTCGTGTCGTCAACGAGGATGGCACTGACGATATCGCACTGATGAATGCGCAGGTTGTCGATCGTCAGACCGGGCGAGTAGTTGCACTGAATGACCTTTCTACTGGTCGATACGATGTCACTGTTGATGTTGGTCCTAGTTACACAGCAAGGAGAGATGCAACGGTAGCTGCGCTGACGAATGTGCTGAACACCATGCTGCCTCAAGACCCCGAAGCTGGCGTTATTCGCGGCTTGATAATGGACAATATGGATGGTGAAGGGCTGGATGATTACAAGGAATACAACCGCAATAAGTTACTCACAGCAGGAGTAGTTAAACCTCGCAACGCTAAAGAGCAGCAGGTTGTCATGCAGGCACAGCAGGCAGCGGCTAACCAGCCTAACCCTGAAATGGTACTTGCTCAGGCTCAGATGGTTGCAGCTCAAGCTGAAGAGAAGAAAGCCGACAACGAGACTCGCAATACGCTTATCAAAGCGTTCACTGCGCAGCAAGATGCTCAGGAAAGCCAGGCCAACGTTGTTTATAAGCTTTCTCAGGCAGAACACATCAATAAACAGGGCGTCATGGATGCTATCAAGCTCCTGAATGAAGTCCTTCAATCGCAACAATCACAAATACCTACATCACCACAGTCACCGGCAGACTCAATGCCGAGCTAAGCAGGAGTAATCAATGGAAAGCGAACTGATCATCGACGGTCAGGTTATTGACCTGTCTGAAAAACAGGAATCAGCCGAAGAAGTAACCACTGAGCAACCGAAAACTGAGGAGCAAGTCCAGGAATCGGAAGCGAAAGAGGAGACCGAGAGTGAACAGGCCGAAGAGCAGCCGGAAGAATACTCCCTGCGCGTCGGTGATGAAGAAATCCCACTAACAGAAGAGGATGACGATCACGTTGATGGTCAGCCTGCTCCTCAATGGGTGAAAGATTTACGCAAGAACAACCGCGAAAAAGATAAAGAGTTACGGGAACTGCGACGTCAGCTTGAGCAAGTCCAATCCAGGCCGACAGAGCAGCAACCACAGCAGCAAACAGACGTCATCCCGCCGAAGCCGACTCTTGAGTCGTGCGAATACGACGAGGAAGCGTTTGAACAAGCAATAACTGACTGGCATGAGAAAAAGAGCCGTGCCGAACAGCAGATGCAGCAGAAAGAACGCCAGCAACAGGAATATCAGCAACGTTTCCAGCAGCGGGTAGAAGCCCATAAGCAGCGAGCCGCCAAACTCCCGGTGAAAGATTACCAGGAGATGGAGGAAATCGTGAGAGCAGAGGTGCCAGACCTGCATAAGGAAATACTGATTCACTGTGCCGACGAAGGCTCAGAACTGATTGCCTACGGGCTAGGTAAGAGCCAGCAACTACGCCAGCGTGTAGCCGCTGAGACAGACCCAATTCGCGCAGCATTCCTCTTAGGTCAGATTAGCAAGCAAGTACATCTTGCACCGAAGCCTAAGAAAGCCATCAAACCAGAGCCGGAAGTTCGAGGTGGCGGCGCTGATGCGAAACAAGACGACTTCAACAAAAAATGTCCCAGCGCAATCATCGAATAAAGGAAACTGCTAAATGGCTACTAACAATCTCGACAGCAACGTCAGTCAAATCGTTCTGAAAAAATTCCTACCGGGCTTCATGTCCGATCTGGTTCTCGCTAAAACCGTAGACCGCCAGTTGCTGGCAGGTGAAATCAACTCCAGCACCGGCGATAGCGTAAGCTTCAAACGTCCGCACCAGTTTGCATCACTTCGTACTGCAACAGGTGATATCTCCGGTCAGGCCAAGAACAACCTGATTTCAGGCAAAGCCACTGGTAAAGTCGGTAACTACATCACCGTAGCGGTCGAATACGGTCAGTTGGAAGAGGCTATCAAGCTGAACCAGTTGGACGAAATTCTGGCTCCAGTTCGTCAGCGCATCGTCACTGACCTGGAGACAGAGCTTGCTAAGTTCATGATGAACAACGGCGCTCTGTCACTTGGCAGCCCGAACACCCCAATCAACAAATGGTCCGATGTTGCGCAGACCGCATCCTTCCTGAAAGACCTTGGAGTTGAGGAAGGCGAGAACTATGCGGTAATGGACCCATGGTCCGCACAGCGCCTGGCTGATGCTCAGTCCGGCCTGCATGCATCTGATCAACTGGTACGCACCGCATGGGAGCAGGCACAGATTGCCTCTAACTTCGGCGGCATCCGTGCGCTGATGTCTAATGGCCTGGCGTCACGTACTCAGGGCGCATTTGGCGGTACGTTGACTGTATCTACCGCGCCGACCGTTACTTACAACGCGGTGAAAGATACCTATCAGTTCACTGTTACACTGGCTGGCGCAACCGCATCTGTTACCGGATTCCTGAAAGCCGGCGATCAGATTAAGTTCACAAACACATACTGGCTGCAACAGCAGAGCAAGCAGGTTCTGTATAACGGCTCAACCCCAATCAGCTTTACCGCTACTGTTCTGGCGGATGCTAACTCCACTGCGGGCGGTGCAGTTACTGTTACGCTGTCTGGCGTCCCAATCTACGACACCACAAACCCTCAGTACAACGCAGTGAGCCGTCAGGTTGCAGCCGGTGATGCCGTAACTGTAATTGGTACTGCCGGTCAGACCATGAAGCCGAACCTGTTCTATAACAAGTTCTTCTGTGGCCTCGGCACCATCCCTCTGCCAAAACTGAATAGCATCGACTCAGCGGTCGCAACCTACGAAGGTTTCTCCATCCGAGTGCACAAATACTCAGACGGTGACGCCAACGTACAGAAAATGCGTTTCGACCTGCTGCCAGCTTATGTGTGCTTTAACCCTCACATGGGCGGTCAGTTCTTCGGCAACCCGTAATCACAAGGGGCTTCGGCCCCTTTCTTTTGAGGAGAAGATATGGATCGCATGAGTGTATTCCTTACCGCAGATAACGAAGCCGGTCATGTTCAGGCTGTTATTGCAGAGAAAGACTTCCCGATTTACGAAAAGCTTGGCTTTGTTGCATCAGTTGATGACCTGAAGCCTGCAACCAAACGCGGACGTAAGGCGGCAGACAATGGCGACGACTCTAACAAAGGGTGAAATTGTACTATTTGCGCTGCGTAAGCCGGCGATTGCTTCAAATGCCACTCTGACTGATGTAGAGCCTCAGTCTGTCGAGGATGCCATTCAGGACCTCGAAAATATGATGTACGAGTGGCAGATTAACCCTGGCGAAGTTGGATATTTATTCGCGGCGGATGGTGAGGAGCCGTTGCCGGACGATGACTCCGGACTGCCGCGCAAATACATGCAGGCTGTGGGTTACCAGTTAATGCTGCGCATTCTTTCTGACTATAACCTTGAGCCATCAGCAAGTGTTCTTACGAACGCCCAGCGCTCTTATGATGCACTTCTGACAGATACCCTTGTAGTTCCATCAATGCGCCGTCGTGGTGACTTCCCTGTTGGTCAGGGGAACAAGTATGACGTCTATACAGTTGACCGTTATTACCCGGGTGACCTGCCACCGATTGACGGTGATGTCCCAAATCCATAGGTGAGTAAATGCCGATTCAGCAATTGCCGTTAATGAAGGGGGTCGGCAAAGACTTCACCAATGCCGATTATGTTGATTTCCTGCCGGTGAACATGCTGGCAACGCCGAAAGAGGTGCTCAACTCTAACGGTTATCTGCGTTCTTTCCCGGGCATTAAGAAGATTCAGGATGTCGCCGGAGTTAGCCGCGGCGCAATGTATAACACGCATGAGAATGCTGTGTATCGGGTATGCGGCGGCAAATTATACAAAAGCGGACAGGTTGAAGGTAGTGTAACTGGCTTAGTCAGGGTGAGTCTGGCATGCAGTTATAACAGCCAGGCGGTTGGTGCTAACGGAACAATGACGCTATTCCGCTATGATGGCACGGTAAAAACGCTGTCAAACTGGGCCGCATCCACCGGATATGTCCAGTATGAGCTCGGCAGTTTGCGGGATATGTGTCGAAATCGCTCTCGCTACATCTGGAGCAAAGACGGAACAGATTCCTTCTTCGTGAGTGACCTTGAGGACGAGTCCAAGCCCGACCGTTACGCTGCTGAATACCGGGCAGAGAGCCAGCCGGACGGAATCATCGGCATAGATAACTGGCGTGACTTCGTGGTTTGCTTTGGAACATCGACGATCGAGTATTTCAACCTTACAGGGAACGCATCTGCGGTTGGTGTAGCAATTTACCAGTCTCAGCCATCGATGATGGTGCAGAAGGGTATTGCCGGCACTTACTGCAAAACGAAATATGCCGACACCCACGCAATCATCAGTCACCCAGCAACCGGAGCGCCCTCGGTATATCTGATTAACTCAGGCGCTGTTCAGCAGATTGCTACATCAACTGTAGAGAAAATCCTCCAGAGTTACAGCGCTGACGAGTTGGCTTCCGCTTACATGGAAACAACACGCTTTGAGGCTCACGAGTTACTGCTGATTCACCTACCACGGCATGTGATGGTTTATGACGGATCAGTTAATCAAGGCGGGGCGCAGTGGGCAATTCTCAAAACAGGCTTCAACGACGACGTTTATCGTGCTGTAGACCTGGTGTATGAGGGCAACACAATAACATGTGGCGACAAGCTAACCGGTCAGCTTGGCGTGATGGATAAGTCAATTTCCAGCCAGTACACAGAGCAGCAAGAGCATTTGCTTTACACGCCGCTATTCAAGGCAGATAACGCCAGAGTATTCGACTTTGAGCTTGAATCCAGTACAGGCGTATCACAGTTCGCAGAGCGCATGTTTATCTCGGCAACCACGGACGGGATTAACTACGGTCGTGAACAGATGATTCCATGGAATGCGCCTTTCAGATATGACCAGAGAGCTATCTGGAAACGCCTTGGTCGTATCCGCAAGAACATCGGATTCAAGATACGAATTATAACCTCATCGCCCGTTACGCTTAGCGGGTGCCAGGTAAGGATAGAGTGATGGCAGATGAACCGCAAAAGGTTAACGTGCAATCGCGTCGCGTTGACTCTTCAATCCTTCCCAACACATTCAGCCAACCGTATCGCCTCTACATTATCCAGCAAAACACCGACATGCTCAGCATCGCAAACGCTGCTAACAATGCTGGCGAGCTTGCTTATGAGGCAACGGTAAAGAACGAGCAGCAGGATGTGACTCTGGCGGATCATGAAAGCAGGATTTCAGCGTTACGTGTAGAAGTGGATGATCATGAAATTCGGATTTCAGGTAACACGTCGGCTATCACGGCTCTAACGCTTCGCGTCAGCACAGCGGAAGGCAACATTACCACCCTACAGGCTGATGTTTCTACCCTGCAAACAAACGTATCATCGCTAACCACACGAGTTACCGCGGCAGAGGGAAATATAACCACCCTGCAAGGTGACTACGTTTCAAAAACCACTGCGGCATCGCAAACACTGGCATCCCCACTTAACGTATCGACCTCTTACTCTGTTGGCGGAACTAAGGTTGTCGGCGCACGCAACACAGGCTGGACAGCATCAACAGGCACCGCATCTAAAGCCGGGATAAATGGAAGCACGACGTACACAGTCAGCGCCACATACACGCAGTCAGAAGTTCAGGCCATAGCAACAGGCCTACAGCAGGTTAGGCAGCTTGCAGTGGCCTTACAGACAGCATTAGGAGCAACATCCGGTCACGGGTTGATAAACGCATAATGCATATAAAGCTCATTGATAATCCGGTGAAGCTTGCAGAATTTCTCAATAACCCAGAAAACACAGGAAACATCGTCGATAGCGGGGAAAAGTACTTCATCAAGCCCGATGCAGTATATCTCGGCATCTACGAAGGCGTTTTATTGGCTGGCGTTCATGAAGTGCGTAACTTCTGGCACAGCGTTGTTGAATGTCACGCTATCTACTCTCCTGGCTTTCGCGGTGAATATGCCCTCAGTGGTCACCGGTTATTCTGCAAATGGCTTCTCGATAATTCCCCATTCCTGAACAGCGTTACCATGGTTCCAGACACTACAAAATACGGACGTGCGCTAATACGCCTGCTTGGTGCAACGCGTATCGGTCATCTCGATGATGCGTACATGAGCAATGGGAAACCTGTCGGAATCACCCTCTATCAATTACCTCGCTCGAAATATGAGGAGCTATTAAATGCTAATTCATCAAATTGCCAATAAGCACCTCAACAAAGCGGTGTATCAGAAAGGTGGCGGTGATAACGGAGCCGGTGCGCAAGCTGATGCTACGAAAAAGGGTATCGAGTTACAGCGTGAGATGTGGCAAACGAACATGCAGAACCTTGCACCGTTCACTCCACTTGCACAGCAATACGTATCTCAGCTGCAAAACCTTTCAACGCTTCAGGGGCAGCAGTCAGCACTTAACAGTTACTATGGTTCAAAGCAATATCAGGACCTCGCCAATCAGGCTCGATATCAGAGTCTTAACGCTGCCGAAGCAACTGGCGGACTTGGCTCTACCGCAACAAGCAATCAGTTAGCCACCATCGCGCCTACGTTAGGGCAAAACTGGCTTTCAGGTCAGATGAATAACTACCAGAACCTGGCAAATATTGGTCTCGGTGCGCTTACCGGGCAGGCTACGGCAGGGCAGAACTACGCCAACAATGCTAGTCAGTTGTATCAGCAGCAGGCTAACGCAGCAGCAGCCAATGCTAACCGCCCTTCAGGTTTGCAGACAGCACTTGGCGGAGCGGCATCAGGCGCAGCAATCGGAACATCAATCATGCCTGGCTGGGGTACAGCAATTGGTGCAGGTATTGGCGCGCTAGGTTCACTTTTCTAAGGGGAAATCATGGCTACATGGCAGCAGTCAGGTAACCCGGGCGGGTTGCTGGCAAGTCTTGGCGGGGTAAACACAAACGCACCACAAGCCAGTGATGCAAACGCAGCTCTCGCCTTCATTCGTCAAAATAATGAAGACGAACGCTCAGGCCGCAACAACATTGGTTTGCAGGCATTGCAGGGCATTGGCTCAGTGATGGATATCTACAATCAGCAGGAGCAGGCTCAGCGAAAGCAGCAATTCCAGCAGGCTTATGGTCAGGCCTACGAGTCAGGTGATCGCAATGCTATGCGACAACTGGCCGCACAATACCCTGACCAGGTAGATGCTGTACGTAACGGCATGAAGTTTGTCGATGAAGACCAGCGCGCTACAGTTGGCAATCTTGCAGCCGCAGCCCGTCTCGCTGCAACTTCACCAGAAGCAATGGGCGCATGGTTACAGAACAACTCGGCAGACCTGCAACGAGTAGGATTGGACCCGGCTGACATCGCTCAAACCTACCAGCAGAACCCGAAACAGTTTGGTGAGTTTGTAGACCATCTGGGCATGGCGGCGCTTGGTCCTGTTGATTACTTCAATGCTCAGGACAAAATCGTTGGTCAGGCGCTAAACAGAGATAAGCTCAACGAAACTATCCGTAGCAATCAGGCTGGAGAGTCTTTACAACGACGTGGCCAAGATATTACTGCACGAGGTCAGGATATCTCAGCAGAGACAGCGCGCCGAGGTCAGGATATGGCCAATCAACGCGCAAATGCATCCGGCAATGCAGGTGCTGACGGGCGCACAGTCCAACTTTCAGATGGTCGTACCGTGCAAATCGTCGGCAAGCTTCATGGTGCTGGCCAGAACGCTTTCTATGAGGGCGTAGACAATGCAGGAAACACCGTTCGCGTACCAGCAAGCTCAATTGCTGCACCGGCAACATCGGCAGCTTCTGCGCAGAATTACGCGATGTCTAAAGACCTGAACGCAATCCTGAACGCACCAACTGAGAAGCTTGACTTCATGACTGGCGTAACGGGCGGTAACGGGTCTCCATCATGGGATGCTGAAGTTCGCAGTCGTCTTGGTGGCGGCGAGCAGCGTCAACTATTCAATGCCACAAAGCGCATTCAAGGCAAGATGCAGAACCAGGGCATTGCAGCCGCAAGGGATATGGGCGCGTCAGGCATCAACACCGTAGCAGAAGCGAAGATGTATTTTCAGGGTATGCCTCAGGTCGACTACTCAAGCCCGGAAGCAATGCAGCAATCTCTGCGCGACATTCAGCAGTACACCGACAACTACAACCAGCAGTACAGCGTAGACGTTGGTAATCGCAGTGCGCAGTCACAGCCTTCACGACCAGCACAGCAACCGCAGCAAAGCACAGGCTTCTCTTCACTATGGGGTGACTAATGGCTAAGGCATGGAAAGACGTTATTGCCTCTAAGCAGTATCAGGCATTGGCACCAGAGCAAAAAGCACAGGCGCAGGAGCAATACTTCAATGAGGTAGTGGCTCCACAGGCTGGCAGCAATGCAGAGCAGGCTAAACAGGCGTTCTATGCTGCATATCCAGTTCCTTCAGCAGAGTCTCAGCAGGCACAGCAACCGCAGCAGGAAGCTCAAGCACAAGATCAAGGCGGATTCCTGTCCGACCTGGGTAACGCGGCAGCAGAAACAGGGCGTGGATTGCTTCAGGCCGGCGTTAACCTGGCAAACATCCCGGCATCAATGGCTGATGCTGTAGCGAGCGCAGGGGCATGGGCTGGAAATAAGTTGGGCCTTGGTGATGGGACATACCAGCCAGCACCTCGCGTAACCACGGAAGGTTTGGCGCAGGATTTAGGCCTTCAGCAGGGCGCACTTACCCCGCAGACGACAGAGGGTAAAATCTTCGCCGAAGCATTGCCATACCTGACGCCTGTAGGTGCTGAGAGAATTGCCACTCAAGCTCCGACGATTGCCGGTCGAGTAGCGCAAGGAGCATCACGCTTACTGGCAGAAAACGCAGTAGGCTCGATGGCTGCGAATAGCGAACAGAATGACCCCTCATCACTGGCTACCGACCTTGGCACTGGCGTCGTATTGGGTGGCGCTATTAATCAGCTTGGGCGCGTTGCTGGCGCTGCTTATCGTGGTGTAAAGGGCGCAATCTCTCCTGAAGCGCAGCAGGCTATCCGATTCGCCAATTCTGCGGACGTTCCGCTTCATACAACAGACGTATTGCAGCCAAATTCCCGCGTTGGACGAATGGCGCAGACCACAGCGGAAAATGTTCCTTTCGCCGGCACAAGCTCAATGCGAGCAAATCAGCAGGAGGCCCGCAGCCAACTGGTGAATGAATACGCGTCTCGCTTTGGTGAATATGACCCGTCCATAGTAATTGGCAGCCTCAAATCCAAAGCCGCTGGTATCAAACAGGCAGCCGGAAATCGGCTTGAACAAGTCCAGAACGCCATGACTGGAGTAACAATACAGCCTACCAGAGCGCTACAGCAGATTGATGACGAGATAGCCAGCCTTCAAAAGCTCGGCAAAGTCTCAGACACGGACACCATCAGCAAGCTCCAGGCATATCGTGATGAGCTGGCTGGCGGTAATGTTGATTTGCAGCAACTAAGTAACTTACGGAGTCAATTCAGGCAGGATGTTAAGGGTGAGCGCGTCGTTATGCCTAATCGTTCAGATGCAGCTATTCAGCGCGTCTATAGGGCTATGACCGGAGACATTGATAGCTCTATTGGTCAGAACCTAGGGAACGATACATTGCGCCGCTACAAGCAGGCTAACGCTGTTTACGCAGATGAGGCAAGCAAACTCCAGAATACGCGCCTGAAGAACGTTCTGATGAAAGGTGACCTGATGCCTGAGGTCGTAAACAACATGCTTTTCAGTAAGAACAAATCCGAAGTTCAGAATCTCTACAACTCTGTAGGTCAGGTTGGTCGAGCTCAGATGCGTAACGGCATTATCGGCAAGGCGATGGAGAAATCTGGCGGCTCACCTGACCAGTTCCTGCGACAGGTTAACCTGATGTCTAACCAGACTGGAATTGCGTTTAAAGGTCGTGATGCTGCTTATCTGAAAGGGCTGAAGAACTACCTGGAGTCAACGAAGAGGGCGGGGCAGGCAGGAGTTACAACACCAACCGGTCAACAGACCATCCCATTCATTATGGGCATTGGCACCGTGACGAATCCAGCTTTGATTGGAGTTGGTGGCGGGTATGGATTGCTTGCAAGGATGTATGAGAGCGAGCCAGCACGTAATGCGATGCTTCGCCTGGCAAATACCCCTAGAGGCTCTACTGCGTTCGAGAAAGCGTTATCTGACGTCGAGCGCATTGTTAACTCATTCGCTCAGGGTGCTAAATCTGAAGCTCTAAGTGAATAGAGCGACACCAACACAGATGCCGAAAATTAAGAAAGCAAAGTTCAACCAGTCTCGTTCCATAAATCCTCCACTCTTTTAAACAATTATAACCGACCTTAACGCAACGCTGCGCAAGTTTTAGCTTGTGCGGCTTTGCTGCGCCCGGAGCAAAGTAAATGTCAGATATCACCGCAAATGTTGTAGTGAGTATGCCTAGCCAGTTATTCACTCTGGCGCGTTCATTCAAGGCAGCTGCAAACGGAAAAATCTACATAGGCCTGATTGACACTGACCCAACCATCCCGTCAAACCAGATTCAGGTATACATTGAAAACGAGGATGGTGAACCCGTCCCCGTGTCGCAACCTATCATCATTAACGCAGGTGGATTTCCGGTATACAACGGAAACATCACAAAGTTCGTCACTGTACAAGGCCATTCAATGGCAGTATATGACGCTTATAATGTACTGCAATTTTATTATCCAAACGTTCTTGGATATGAGCCAGACCAGTTCAAGCAAGAGCTGCAAAGCAGCAACGGCGCATCTATGGTTGGCACTAACCACCGCGGTACACTTCAGCAAGACCTGGACGTAATCGATATCAGAACTTCAGGGCAGCCGATCAGTGCATTGCTGGCGGCTGGTAGCGATGTAGAGATTGATACTCAATTGAGTTCGACTGCCGTTACGCAAGCTGACACATCGGTATTAGGGCATAAAGGCGGAAGTATAGTTGCCACTAAGGGGAGCATTGGCCTAAATCTAAGTGCAGATAATCAGACAGCAAACGGGCTGAATATTACTGGTGCAGGAGATGTCGCCCCCGCCGATACAACTCCAACATATTTACTTCGTTATGGTGATGATAACCGAGGCGCTGCCATTCTCAGCAGCAGATTTAAACTTGCGACAATGGGCGTGCATATTCGCAAGGCTTTCGATGCTATCGTGTTTAATTCACGTTCAGAAGGAATGGTGTATCACCCATCACTAAATGCGGGTGGATATGCGATCCTTACTGAAGGTGCTGAGAATACGCTCATTCTAGGCGGTTCAAGTAAAGGCACAACCAACGACAGACATGCCATTTATATATCAAATGAGCCAACCCTTAGACCAAACAAGGACGTCAGGATAATTGGCTACCGCGCTGATTACACAGGGGCAAATACTGGCGGCGTTGATGGCGCTCGAAACATGCCTATGATTAACGTTAGAATTGTTGACGGATTAATCATCGACGATTGTCAGCTTCGTGGAGGTGGGCAAGGAATAATCGTTTTAAACAATTTAGGTGTTCCACAGCGAGTAACTATTACGAATAATCAAGTTATTGATATTACTAAAGCTTCAGCTGATGATGGTTGCACCGGAATAGCTACTACATTTACTACAGGAAATGGCCCTATCGCAGGGATGCTTATTGCTAACAACCAGATATCAGTTAAGCGAGCGAGTGGAGTTACAGATGGAGCGCGCAGACCAATTGGGATTAGTTTATCCAATGTAAGGCAGGCTGTGGTATCTTCAAATATTGTATCAACCCCGCCAGATTCCTATCCATTGGTATTGGATAGTTGCCGTGATGTGAATATTAATAACCTAATTGCGTTGCCCGCGACAGGAACAGGAACTGCTTTAGAGGTAATTCGGTTTGAAGGTGTTAGTCAGGATATAAACGTCAGTCAGATAGCCTTCCCAAACAGGCCTGGTGTTTTTTCAGGATTAGATAATGTTACAAATCTGACCGTTGATTTTCCGCGTAAGCTTACAATTGTTTCTACCAATGGTACCATTACAAGCTCAGACCCAAACTCACTAATGTCTTCTGTTAGTGCTACTGGTACAGGTGAAATAACAATCGTATTTAAAGCGCACGTAACAACACAAGCTCTTGATAATGCGACGGTGAGAGGTAACAGAATTGCCGGGCCACATGTTTTTGCCAACAGAACAGCCAAGTCATTGGTCTGTAGTATATACACCACATCTGGAGGCCTTGTGCCCTTGAGTGCATCCACTGTAGGTATTGACATAGTTTTATTCAGCTAGGAAAAAGGTTGGTGATATCACCAACCTTATCTAGATGCTAATTACATTTACTAAAATCAAATAACATCGTTTTATCTTTTACAATTACAGTATAAAATTTATTTGCGGTTACTTTTTCTCTGCAACCATCAGTTATTGTTTTGCTAATATCAATATTTGAATCATATATAACTTCTGGGCCTAGTTTTCTTAGATAAAAAGATCCAAACATCCAGTCTGGGCGAATGTAGCTTGGAACAATATGTTTCATTATCCCAAACCTGTTAGTAATTAGATCTAACGTAGGAGCCATAGAAACAGACCCATTAAATCTAACCTTATTTATATGACCATCATATTTAACAATATCTTGCGCCATTAATGAGAAAATGAAATCTTCCTTTTGCTTTTGTGCGCTTAAGGCATTTCCATATGCATACATTTGAATGTATGAACTTGCAAGCACCAATATGGGAATAAAAACTATTTTACCATTAAGGACTGTAGACGTGTTGTAAACTATAAATAGCATTACAGCTATAAAACCTATAAACACACGTGGGTAATATACAGGATGGTTAAGAAAAAACATCATTCCAATGATTGCAAAGATCAACGTTGATATTGACCCGGCAATGAGTACGCAATATATAAGAAATGATTTTTTTTGTTTGATGCCTGGTGTTATTACAATGAAAGCAGACGCGAAGGATATTACAAAAGATGCCAAGAATAAGATACCAAACCAACCGCTAAATGTATCAATAAAAACCTTCAAGAAATTATCTAGGTTTGAATAAATTACTGGTAATGAATCTGAGCTTATTTCAACCGTTTCACTATGCGCTACGCTATATCCTCCTGAAACGAACATTTCAGCAACAAGTAATTTATATGCTACCATTCCAATAAATAACGTTGCGACTGACGCGCTCACATATATAAAGAAAGTCTTAACTCCATTTCTTTGTAGAATCACTAAAGCACAGAGACATACAACCCCAATATATGCATTAACCGATGCCTGATATAAGCTAAGCATCGCAGTAATAGTTATAGAGGAAATGATGAATTTGGTTTTTGAAAATCTATCAAGAAGAATTGAGGCGGCTACAATGGCACTTGAAACAGATAGACCCATCGTAAAAGCGTCATATCTATAAGAAAGATTCTGAATATAGAAAGGGCTGCATAAGATTGACAGTGAAACGAGAATGGCTGGTAATTTTTTATTTATACCAATGTTTTTGGACAAATAAAAACCAGAAGTGATGATTGTTATTGCACTTAAAATTAATGGCATAGGGGCTATGTCTATAACTCCGCCGAACCCCATTGTTAAAATAATCCACTCTGCCAATGGCCTGCCATTGTCTAGCCATCTCGCGTAACCCCCAACGCTCCTAGAAATATCGTCAATATAATAACAATTAGCCAATAATAGAGGAAGTATATAGAGAATCGATAATACAATAGCGGTAACGTAGCCGTTGTTTTTAGCGTATATTATGAAATTCTTCATTTCATTCCCTTCAAGATGTAGCGAGGACGTTTCTTAACCTCGACGTAAATTCTTCCGATGTACTCCCCGAGCACCCCAATGCCAATCAGTTGTATGCCACCAAGGAATAGAATAGACACCAGCAATGATGGATACCCGCGAACAGCATTACCAAATGCAAGTGTGTCAATAATCATCCATGCACCGTACAGGAATGCAGCTACGGCAACGAACAAGCCAATGTAAGTCCACATGCGCAACGGGAAAGTAGAGAAGCTGGTAATTCCCTCAAGCGCCAGGTTCCACAACTTCCAACCGTTAAATTTCGTACTCCCTGCGATGCGTTCTGCGCGTGCATATTCAACGACATCTGTACGGCCACCAACCCAGCTCAGTACACCCTTCATAAACAGGTTGCGCTCTGGCATGAGTTTGATGTTTTCGACCACCTCGCGAGACATCAGGCGGAAGTCACCAACGTTTTCCTCGATCTGCGGGTTACTGATTTTGTTGTGCAACTTATAGAACCATTCAGCGGTCTTGCGCTTCAGCCTGCCATCAGTGGAGCGGTCAGAGCGCTTGGCAAGAACCATATCTGCCCCGGCCTGCCACTTCTCGATCAGGTGCGGAATGACTTCGATAGGATCCTGTAAGTCTACGTCAATCGGGATAATCGCTTCACCTGTCGCATGGTCGAGACCGGCGAACAGAGCTGGTTCTTTCCCAAAGTTACGAGTGAATGACAGTGGAACAACAAGTGGATCGGCAACAGCAAGCGCGTTGATAATTGATTCTGTCGCGTCTTTACTGCCGTCATTGATGAAGACTATCTCGACTTCATGCTGCTTAAGGCCTTCAAATTCCCGAACGGTTTTATAGAAGATAGGAATTGCTTCTTCTTCATTAAATACCGGAACGACCAGAGAAATTTTCATTTCGCATCCCTAAAGACAATGAACTTTGAATAGATGAACCCGCACACCAGACTGATGGCAGAGAAGAGAATGAGAGTCACGATCGGAGCCATGCCAGACTTATCAGCGCACCATCCAACAGCGGCGCTAAGCGTCCCCATAAAGCCAACGTAGAGCATGTAGCGCATGGTGGTAGTCGAGGACTTAAACGTGAACCTGGCGTTTGCAAAGAAACTGAAAGACGCTGCCACGACGAATCCAGCGAAGTTGCCAAGTGCCTGACCTGTATGGAATGCGTAAATGCAAACAGCGAACACGACCCAATGTATGAGCGTATTGATGACACCTATTGATGTGTACTTGGCGAATAACTTTAACATGATAAAAATCAGTGAATTCTGAAAGGTCTGAAGTGTAGCACCACAAAGTCTATTGATCGATACCGCCGATCGATAATACTGTATACATATACAGTAACTATCGGAGGTGAGTTATGGGGTTCCCGAGTCCAGCTGCTGATTACGTTGAAGCGCGCCTGTCACTTGATGAGGCGCTTATCCAGAAACCTGCGGCTACGTACTACATGCGAGCGGGCGAGACCATCTACCGCTGCGGGATTATGAAGGATGCGCTGCTTGTGATTGATTCGTCGCTTAAGCCATGTGACGGCTCGCTGCTTATCTGTGACTGCAACGGTGAGTTCAAAGTAAAGAGGTATCGCACATATCCGCAGCCGCATCTTGAGAATGTGGCTAACGGGAGAAAGGAGAGGCTGCCTGGCAACGACGAGGGTATCAGCGGAGCGCTACCAATATTTGGAGTCATCACTTATATCATCAACGATGCACGCTCTGGAGAGTTTGATGACTGCCCGGTGATGTGAGACAGAAATGGGACACACAAAGCTTTGCATCGGTTTGCAAGGCTTTGCATGTTTTACCAAGATGGGACGTGTGAGCGCCGTAGTGATGGGGTAAGTTGTTGTTAGCTCAGGTAGTTCCAGGAACTTCTAAGCCGCAGGTCACAGGTTCGAATCCTGTAGGGCGTGCCATTTAAAATCAATGGGTTATGCTAACTTCAAACCTACCCGATTTTCACCTTGCGTCGTATTTGTGTCGTGACTACCTAAAAGTGAGTCAATTTTACGCGCATGTTCGGTCAGGTGGTTTGGTGCCAGGTGTGCATACCTGCGTACCATTTCTATTGATTCCCACCCTCCCATTTCCTGCAAAGCAGAAAGTGGAACACCAGACTGAATCAACCAGCTTGCCCAGGTGTGGCGCAAATCATGGAAACGGAAATCGTCTATACCTGCACGTTTAAGTCCGACTTTCCATGCGCTATTATCGTCACATCGCATTTTATGTACAGCGGGCGTCTTGGTGCCGTCTGCTCTCGTCGCTGCTTTGGTATGAACAAACACCCAGCGAGAATGCTTTCCAATCTGACCTTTCAACACCGGGTCGAGTCCGTCAAGGTGGTGTAAATTCAGATCC